CCTTTTTCAGGGCTATGTAATACGCCAAGCCAGCGGCTAGGCATGGATAAAATCGAAACGGCACCTCAAGAGTGTTAGCTCCCACGTCTGCATCATCCATACGACTAAGGACGTTGAGATGAACCGTATACGTTGAATTTTTGTCAGGCACCGGCCATACCGTAATCGTTGGCGACAATTGCTTGTTGATAAAGTATTGATTGGGCTTACCTGTCGTTGACTTTGTCGCAAGGTGCGCATATTCAGCTCTCGACATTCTGCTCAACGGAATGTCAGTCGTAGTGCCTTGAGAGGTCTCTCGAATGAACACGTCTAACACGTCAATAGTTGCCGTAGGATTGGTGGCATCGATGGTGTACTGATCAGTGTCCTTAACCATAGAAATCGTTTTTTCTTTGACGGTCCACTGATTCAGACCACGATTAGCCCACTCCGCCAGCATAAGGTTGAGCGAGCGCTGAGCAGTCTTGAGGTCGTAGCCCGTCCGAAGCTCTAAGCCGCAACGCTCAAAGGCCTCTTCAACGTAGTCAGCTACGTCTAATTCAAAGTCTTTACTCCCGCTCGTCGCCATCGTCTGCACCCGCGTATAAGTTATCGAACACTTGGTTTACGTCTAAAGTGTAGTCTAAGTCAGATTTGCTGTAATGGATATGTTGCGAGGGCCTAAAATCAGGAGCGCCTTCGCCAGTCTCAAACCAAGCGGGATGTGTAATTCTTACCCGGTTGTTAGGTAAGGCAACAATGTTGCCGGTCCACTTACCCGCATCTAAAAGCTCAAGCACATGGCTTTGCTTATGTTGAGCCGGATCATCTGCGATCTCGTTTTCCGCATAATCCACCGTAAAGAGATACTTTGCTGGATACATCTCACCATTTATTTTGGCAAGCCAAGGGCATGGGGTGGCGCGATCTAATACATAAACTGCGTGATTATAGGAGCTACAATCCCATGGTTGAGCGGCCCAGACCGGCATGGGCTCTGGCCAGTCTTCTAAGGGAGTATCACCCACAAGGGCTGTGATTGGCATACGAGCCCACATGGCGCCGCCATGTACGTTGGGCTCGTCTGTGTCGTATGTCTCGGCGCCGGTAAATACCACCTGAAAAGACAGGCATCTTGTTGGCATTGTGGTGACAGCAATAGCCATGGCGTGAATAAACTCGCCATGGTATTTCTCGTGATTATGCGTGTACTCTCGTCTTACCCAGCACTTAAAGTGAGGGATGTTTGACTGCAAGTACGCCATTTATCGGCCATACAGTCCGCTATTTTTGTTGGAAGGAGCGCGCACGGGGCTAGATTTGGCTTTGCTTTTCATAGCGCCGCCTTTGGCATAGCCCTTTGTTTTCATTGCACCACCCATTGCCTTGCCTTTGGCCTTCATCATTCCGCCTTTGGGCTTACCCACGGCAATCATGACTTGCATAGCGTCTTCTTTCTTGCCAGCACCGCCCTTGGCATAGCCTTTGGTTTTCATGGCGCCGCCTTTTCGATAACCCTTAGTCTTCATTTTCATGATTGAGCCTCCTTCGGCCACAAATGTTTTGACGTTGGTAGGCTTGCCACCTACGCCTTGTTTCTTCGCTCGCTTACGCCTCACAGCGGAAGCCACTTCCTTTTTTGACATCTTAGCCGCTTTGGCCGCTGGTACGCACTTCGGATAACCGCGATCAGAGTCTTCTGCGCTTTTGCGGCCACATTTTTCGTAGCCGCCACCCTCTTTTGGTGCGCTAATATCGACCCAGTTCTCCTTGCCGAACCAGTCATCTAGGCCTCGCTTTTTAGCCACGAGGCACCCGCACAGTCTTACGCTTACTTTGCATCATGGCACCACAGCCCCGAGGTTGCATTTCTACGGAACCGCCATTTCGCTTACGCTGAACCATGCTTTTAGCAATGGCCTCGCCACGTTTACGCTCATATTTGCTAAGCTTGCCGTCCTTGTTTAGGTCGCTTTTTTTAGCATCCAATGTCACTTCGCCTCCTGTAGCGCCTTTGTACTTACCACCCATGCGCTTGTATTCTTGCACCATCCAGCCATTAGCATATGCACTAGGATAAACGTCAAACTTAGCCTTGGCTTTTGCTTTGGCTTTTCGGTAAAGCGATGGGTTAGCTACATTGTCTGGTACTTTGTTCGCCATTACCCACGTCCTCGCTTGATTGGTGTAACTCTATCAGTCGGCGTCGTCGATCGTTGTTCCTGTAATGCGGCAATTTGCTTACGAATGTCGCTTAAATCAACTGTTGGCACGTCAATGCTTCGTCGTACCCTTTCAGCAATAGCCGCCTCGTCAACTGTTGGTGTCTTGATTGCCGCTATTCGATCGGCAAGAGATCTGCGACCTTCGGCTCCTTTCGTTTGTGCCTGCTTGATTGCTTCAATGTTTGATTGAATTGGAGCAAAACGCTCACCAAGCGCTCTGCGCTCTTCACCGCCAGCCTCTAAAGCCTTTCTAACTTGGGCAATACGGTCCGCAAGAGCGCTTCGACCTTCAGCACTTGCTGACTGAGCCTGTCTGATTTCACCTATACGTTCTTGTATTGGAGCAAACCGTTGCTCAAGCGCTCTTCTGCCCTCAGCTCCTGCGGCTTGTTGTTCTCGGAGAGTGGCAATCCGCTCCTGTAGAGGCGTCAGTTGGCCGCTAACGCGCTCTTGTTGAGCGGCTATCTCCGCGGCTCTCTCTCCAGCAATTTGCTCTCTCAAAGCCGCTAAGCGATCAGGCTGTCCAGCCAAGCGGCCCTGCAACTCACCGATTTGCTGGGTAATGCCAGATAGGTCTGGACCTTGCTCGACTGCCGCTAATCTATCCAATAAAGCTTGCGGAACATTACCATCACCAGCACTTGCGGCTTCTGCAATTGCCTGACGAACTTCTGGCGTCAAAGCCACCTCGGATGGCTCTAATTGCAGTCCTTGCTGAATCTGTTGCCTGATGGCCTCTACATCAACAGGGCCACGCTCATCAAACTGTCCCTGAAGCCTTGCGAGTTGCTCCCTCAAGGCGCCGGGGTCGTAGTCCTGACGTAATTGGGTGAATCTGTCAGTAATATTACTGACTTGACTTTCGACAGGCTGAAGTCTTGCATCGAGCTCTTGACGTAACTCGGCTATTTCTTCTTCCGGTGCACCTGCATCCATGGCTTCTTGTATTTGCCTTTGCAGGGCCTCGATATCAAGACGCTCTTGCTCAGGCAAATTAGCCAGTATCTGCTCACGAATCTGGTCTTGGATTGCATTTACGTCGATGTCAGGTAAACCTCCAATCTGACCTTGTAGCTCACCAATCGCACGTTGTATGTCCGGTGATTCAGATTGCAGAGCCTGAATTTGCTCTTCAACAGGACGAATTCTATTTTGCAATTCTTGACGTAAAGCCGCTATTTCCTCTTCAGGGGCACCCGCATCGACAGCTTCCTGAATCTGTCGTCGCAAGTTTTCGATGTCAATTTGATCTTGCTCAGGCAACAACCGCAAGACTTCATCACGGATTTGCAATACGTCGGGCAATTCAGACTGAGCGATTGCCAAGACCTCTCCAGTCAATTCTCTGCGCAACGCATCAACATCAATTTGTTGTTGCTCTGGTATCTGGCTCAAAATTTCTTGACGGAAAGCATCTAAATCAGGTCCCTCTTGAGCTTCAAGAGCAGAAATTCTGTCCATCAACTGCTGTCGCTCAGACGCGGCCAGTTCAGATTGTTGTTGCGCTTGTTGTTGAGCCGCCTCCTGCGCAGACTGAATCTGTTGAGCAAACTCATCATATTGAGCCTGAATGCCGGGCTGTTGGGCTTGCATTTGCGATAGACCGCTGTCAAATCCGCCTGCATTGCTGTACGAAAACGACGGCATAGAAGAGTCGGGTCTAGCGCCTCTGTCAAAAACTGATTGGCCCATCAAATAATCTTGGAATCCAGAGTACGGTGATTGACCAGACGAGTATTCGGAGAAAGCTTGCGACATTAAATTGTCGTAAGTTCCAGAGCCCGGATCACCAAAAAAATCTTGCCCACCGAAATCTGTGGTGGATGATTCGTCGCGGTCGTCAATGCCGTTTTGATTTTCATCAATAAACTGCATATCGCGGACCATGCTATCCACGGGCGTATCGCCGCCTGTGCGAGGTTTAGGGCCAATTGGTAATTGTCCCCCCGACATTCCGCCTTCACCGAGTGTAAACGGTCCCGAGGGCATCCCGGGTATCCGCATAATCGGAGGGCTTTGATATCGATCACTCTTGGTTTTGCTCGGTGCAGGCTTTTTTGTTGACCCCAAAAAACTAGGCGCCGTAGCGGTGGTGCCGGGATTCGACACTAGCTGTTGAGCAAACGCCAAAGCGTCAGCGTGTTGTTTGTCAGTGTATTTGCTGGCCATATCTCATCACCAATTCTTGCACGACCAATATGAGGCCGCGAAAACGTCCTTTTTCTTTTCCACTGCATCGCAATTGTGGCGAGCGCGGAAGCTCTTACGTCGTTCTGGATTGCTTTTCTTTATGGTCATGTTTGAGTCGCCAAAGCGGACCAACTTCACCTGATCGCCTTTTTTGGCTAGAACCTTAAATTTTTTAGGTCCGCCACTGGTACGCACAGGTTGGTTATAACCGGGAAACGACTCACCTCGGTAGGTGAGCCGTCCGCCTTCAGATCGCTTGACGTCCTTAGTATCAGCCATAGCTTTTTAACAACTCCAAGATCACTGTATAAGTATCGCCAGATGAGGCGCCAATAGTCGTGAACTTAATGTCTCCGGTTTTACCAGCGCCAGCGTCGTTCGGTATAGCGCTAAAGGACGAATAATCGTGCATACCATTAGAGTCCGGCGACAAGCCGATAATTAAGGTATCGGTGGTTGCGTCATTAAGTAATTCGACGCCCATGCCGACGCACTGCCACCAAATACGAGCCACAGCTACCTCAGTGCATGAGTCGCCGCGACTATTGGTGTCAAGGGCGCTTACATCCACCTTGGTAACCGCTGATTCGCCAG